ACCGGATATTGTTGTCGGAGATGTAAAGGCCTTGCACTGTCAAGAACATCGAGGCGTCTGTCTCAGGAAGTCACCGAGCGTTTTTATGTGTGCACGGAGCCGGGTTGTGGTCTGGTGTTTAAAACGCTTCAGACCATCAACCGCTTCATTGTTCGCCCGGTCACGCCGGACGAACTGGCAGAAAGCCTGCATGAAAAACAGGAACTGCCGCCAGTACGGTTAAAAACACAATCATATTCGCTGCGTCTGGAATGAGGGCTGCCGGTTAACCCCGGCCGTCGCCGCACACCGTATTTTTATTCTTCAGCATGATGAGAAAGAGATAACGATGGAAAGCACAGCCTTACAGCAGGCCTTTGACACCTGTCAGAATAACAAAGCAGCATGGCTGCAACGCAAAAATGAGCTGGCTGCGGCCGAACAGGAATATCTGCGGCTTCTGTCCGGGGAAGGCAGAAACGTCAGTCGCCTGGACGAATTACGCAATATTATCGAAGTCAGAAAATGGCAGGTGAATCAGGCTGCCGGTCGTTATATTCGTTCGCATGAAGCCGTTCAGCACATCAGCATCCGCGACCGGCTGAATGATTTTATGCTGCAGCACGGCACAGCACTGGCGGCCGCACTGGCACCGGAGCTGATGGGCTACAGTGAGCTGACGGCCATTGCCCGAAACTGTGCCATACAGCGTGCCACAGATGCCCTGCGTGAAGCCCTCCTGTCCTGGCTTGCGAAGGGTGAAAAAATTAATTATTCCGCACAGGATAGCGACATTTTAACGACCATCGGATTCAGGCCTGACGCGGCTTCGGTGGATGACAGCCGTGAAAAATTCACCCCTGCGCAGAACATGATTTTTTCGCGTAAAAGTGCGCAACTGGCATCACGTCAGTCTGTGTAAAACTCCCCGAAAATCCGCCCGTTTTACTGAAAAAAGCCATGCATCGATAAGGTGCATGGCTTTGCATGCGTTTTCCTGCCTCATTTTCTGTAAACCGTGCCATTCCCGGCGCGGTCTGAGCGTGTCAGTACAACTGCATTAAAACCGCCCCGCAAAGCGGGCGGGCGAGGCGGGGAAAGCACTGCGCGCAGTATAAGAATTAAATAGGTATGGATTTTAAAATCCATCAAGTAGCTGATTGATACCATTGCTCTCATCACAATTTATTTGCTCTAACTCAAATAAAGCACTGTCGTACTTTATTTGGGGAGTGTTTTCAAATGACAATAAAGATTCGATTAGTCTTATTTCTTTATCTTTATTTATGTCTTTAAGTGAGTCTAAAGTTAAATTGAATTTAACTTCGGGTTGTTTTCCTACTTCCATCATGATATTTGACTCCAACTCTGGATCAGTATTGAAGAATCGATGTGTCTTATGGAAATAACTAGGTTTTCTTGATTTTAAAATACTTAGTATATCCGACTTGATAGTGCTTTCCCGTGCTATCACAAGCCAATGGTTGGCAACCCCTGTGATGGTGGTAATGATGTGGGAGCCATTTTCACTTAGTTCATTAAAGGCTCTTAAGTCACCCTTGAAAAAATCATTTAGCAACTCATTTTCTTTATCTTTATCAAAAAGGTAAATTATTGAATTGCCGGCTAATGATATTTCAGCCTTGGTTTTTATAGTATCGCAATTAAATTGCGCGGTCTCATTTTTTAATTCTTCGTAAGATGATTTTAAGTCTAAAAGCAAGCATTTTATTATACTTGATCTGAAAGATGAGTAATCAATATCAGCACAAAGTGAAAATAAATTTCTGTGACGAATGGATTCAGGGCTGTAATATAGCTTTGTTAATATTTCTTTTTGGCGTTCTTTTGTGTCACGACAGATAAACATAGCTGCAAAATATTCCATTAATGATTTGTGTGACCAACGAATAATAGCGCCTTCTTTGACAAATAATGGAACGGTTTCAATTAAGTCCTGAATAAAAAGAGATGGTGAAGTTGATATTCCGGGAATTTTTGAAATGATATTTTGCAATGTTATTTGCAGATCGTCTTTCGTAAACTCAATTTTACCTCCGTCTTTCAAACACCAAAAACCTAATCTCCTTAAGACCTGATGGAAGTCAGTGGAGTCTAGCTTAGAAAATTTTTCTCTAACATAACCAAGTTCTTTAGTTAAATCATGAGACTCATACAAAGCGTCAAATACTTGGCTATAAAATAACTCTCTTTTTCTTGGTATTATCGGTTTGAATTTATATGCACAAAATAATAATGAAACATAAAGAGGTGTGGATAAAAATTCATTTAGATTATGACCATTCTCCAGTCGTAATCCTTTAATTAATTGAGATGAAATAGGGCCACGTCCATCATATCGACGTAATAGATCATACGCTTGATTCGTTTCTAATGGGTTGATTTTAAATCTTGAGAAACCATGTAGTTCTGATAAGAAATTATCATGACGAGAAGTTATAATTATTTTGCTTTCTGAGAAATTATTAGCAAAGGTACTTAGTAAATTTACGATCTTGGATTTGAGTTGTTGTGGGATTTCATCTATGCCATCGAAAAGATAAATAAAAGGGATTTTTTTGAGGCAGTTGTCTGAAATGTCTTCTCCTAAACCAAGTTGATGTTTCACCTGTAGCGCAAAATCATAATCTTTAGCACGTCGTAATTCAATGTATATTGGAATGTATTCCTTATTAGCGATGCAATCTAAAGCAATTCTTTTCATTAGGGTGGACTTACCCATTCCTGCTGAGTCAGTGATTAATATATGATTGAAATTATCTAATAAATCTGCATTGTCTTTTATTAGGCATGTGTATGGTTTTTTTTCATTATCGTAATAAATGCTCATTGGCTCATAAATATCTAGAAGCTCTACTGGAGTATTTTGAAAAGCTAAGGTATTCACAAGGGAGCATTGCCCTTTCACATTTGATAGGAAACGTTCAAGATTTTTATTCAAGAAGCGTGCTGCATGTACATCTATTAAATAATTACGAACACTACTTTCTATGATAGGTAATATTTTATTCTTAATAACCTCCTTTGCCCATGGAAGGGATGCAGAGACTAATACATCAAGAGATACTGGTTGCATGAATTATACCTTATTTTCTACGTTTAAATTTTTGACCTTAAGTCCCCACCAGTTCATTAAATCGATTCTGGTATGTAAATATGTTGAGCGGTTATATGCTCTTCTAACTTCGTTTTTGTCAGAGTGCGCTAAAGCAGCTTCAATGACATCTGGGTTAAAACCTCTTTCATTCATGGCTGTACTTGCTATTGAACGTAGACCATGAGCAACCAGCTTCCCGCCATAACCAATACGTTTTAAAGCAGCATTAGCAGTTTGGCTATTCATTGGCTGTTTTGGGTCATTTCTACTGGGAAAAACATGTTCACGATGAGCACTGATTGGTTTCATTACCTCCAGAATCTCTATTGCCTGAGGTGATAAAGGAACAATGTGTTCCCGCTTAGCTTTCATCCGTTCGGCTGGAATAGTCCAGAGCTTTGCGTCAAGATCGATCTCTGCCCAACGAGCACCGGAAGCTTCAGAAGGGCGCACAAGGGTCAGAAGCTGCCACTCAATTAGACAGCGAGTCGAAACAGAGAGGTTCGACATCACCAAAGAGCGCATGAGTTTTGGTAATTCTTCAGGTCGTAGCGTTGGCATGTGTTGCTTTTTGGGTTTCTCAAATGCCATACCAATACCAGATGCCGGGTTTGCATCAATCAGGCCAGTGTTGACGGCGTAGATCATGATTTCGTTAATACGCTGCACCAGTCGACGTACAGTCTCTAGCGCCCCACGTGCTTTGATTGGCTCAAGGGTTTCAACTAGTGTTCGGGCTTTGATTTGCTGGACAGGGATCTCCCCGATGACAGGGAATACGTCTTTTTCCAGTGACCGCCATATATCTTTAGCGTAATCGGGTGTAACGCTTTTGCTTTTGAGCTGGAACCAGTTAGCGGCGACCGTTGAAAAAATACTGTCCAGAGCGATTTGCTGCTGTTCCTCTGCAACTTCGGCCTGAATTTGCGGGTCAATTCCGTTGGCTAACAAAGCAAGGTAATCCGCTCTTAACCGTCGAGCATCAGCAAGTGAAAGGGCGGGGAAAGCACCAAGCCCCATCATTGTCCGCTGTTTTGTTGCTGGACGTTGATAACGGAAACGCCACAACTTCTTACCGTTCGTTTTAACGAGCAGAAAAAGACCATCGCCATCATGTAACGTTAGATCCTTTTCTAACGCTCTAGCGCGCAGAACTTCTGTGCTGGTCAGGGGGCGTGTCGTTCTTGCCACTGTGGCCGCTCCTTCATTAATTGGTATACGCGTTTAGGTAAACATCCTACCGTATACCTAAACGTATACCAATAATCACTGGATTTAGCTGGATATCCTCGGACAACGGTAGACACAAAAAAGCCCGCAGAGCTTGTGCCATGCGGGCTTTCAGGATTTCTCCGGACGTATCCGGAAGAGCAAGTGGTGGAGCTGGCGGGAGTTGAACCCGCGTCCGAAATTCCTACATAGCATTTCAATGTCTGTAAAAACAATGATTTGCTTTGATTTTCAGTTGGTTAGATTTATGCGGTGTCTGTCCGTTTTATGGGTTTTTAACTTTCTGCCGCCAAAGTGCCGCCACTGCATTTGTCGCCTAAACGCCTATTCGAAACGATTAATCTCTCGGCGATCTTAATCTTGGAGAGCTTATCTAGGCAGATAAAGCATATTGCTACTCCCGATACCACAAAATAGCTGCTTAAACCAAAGTATTGCCAAGTAGTTAGATGGTTTATCTTCTCCATCATCTTAGCACTTACTACAACAGAATAACTGAAAGGAAGTGCTACGATGAGACTGCTCATGAAGTAAATTAGAGTTGTTATGATTTTTATTAATTTTCTATATATGCTGTATTTATATCTTTTTTTATTCCATGCGAATATTTCTTTATGGGTGGTAATGGAAATTAGACTTTGACATTTGGAATAATTATCTATATCGCTAACGGGGTTTGTTGTGTTGAGTAATATTAATCTTTGTTTTTTTGTCAATGTGTTATCTTTGGTTAATGCAGCAATGCCGTAATCTTCCGCCAGTTTTTTGAAGGTCGGATCTTCACTGCTTTTATACATCTGATATGAAAATTCGCTAATGTTTTTACGTGATGTGAATAGTTTATCTTTTTTATAAGTCCACCCTGTTTTAAGCCCTAATAAGGATATAATGGCAGATAGGGAAGGGAATAATATTTTTATAAGTAACTCTAGTTCGCTATTCATAAATTACTACTTACCTCAAATTAAATAAAGGATTTTTAGTTACGGCATCTTCTAAATGGTCTGGGGCGAAGTGTGCATAGACCATGGTCATTTTTATATCTGAATGTCCTAGGATATCCCGCAAAACCAATATGTTTCCACCATTCATCATAAAATGGCTAGCGAATGTATGACGCAGAACGTGAGTACATTGACCCTCTGGCAGATCGATACCAGCCCGCTTTACTGCACGCTCAAAGGCTTTTCTGCATGGGGTGAATAACTTCCCCCTATTCTTAGGCAGTTCTTCATATAAATCCTTAGAAATAGGCACAGTTCGGTTTTTCTTGCCTTTGGTCTTGGTATAAGTGATACGGTATTTTGATACCTGATGACTCTGCAGGTTTTCGGCTTCGCTCCAGCGTGCGCCGGTGGCCAGGCATATTTTTGCAATCAAAAGCAGGCTGGAGCTTTGAGAATCGGCGCAGGCATCCAGCAGACGTTTAATTTCTTCCGGGGTCAGGAACGCCAATTCACTCTCAGCAATTTTAAATGTTGGCAGCCCAGCAAGCGGGTTGGGGGCTGACCAGTGGCCCAGCTTTTTCAGCGTACCAAAAACAGATGATAGATTGCGCTGTTCAAGGTTTACCGTGCGGGGCTTAACGGGCGACATAAACGTGCCATCTTCATTTCGTACTTCACCTTTTAACCGTGCTTCGCGGTATTTCGTAAAGTCACCGGCTGTCAGTTCTGAGGCGATGGGGTCGCCTAGACCATTACAGATAATTCTAAGTTTCGCCATGAGGCGCTTGGGGTCTGCGAGTGTCTGACCATACAGGGAATACCAAAGCTCAATTAATTCTGATAGGTGTCGCCGATCATCCTTTTCTCCTAACCACGGTTTTTTGTTCACTTCTTCCATTGTGAAGCTTTCAAATGCAATGGCTTCGCCTTTGGTAGCAAATTGCTTACGCACGCGCTTACCATTGCGTCCATTGGGATAGCACTCACACAACCATTTTCCGTTCGGCTGTTTTCTGATGGTCATAAGTTAGAGGTTCTTGATTACTTTGACTGCACGTCCTACGACTTCCACATCATCTACAGAACATTCAAATGAAGTGTCATCTTGGCTAACTACTATTTTGTTTCCGGGTATGCGCGCAATTTTGACGATGCTTTTAACTCCGTCCATATCGACTAACCAGAAGCCATTACTGACTTGTTTAACGGACGTATCCACTACAAAGCTATTATTAGCTGTTTTAACAAATAAAGCGTTGGATGAGTCACCATCGAGCAGGCTGCTATCAATAAGAATTTCATCACTTGCCTGCAGTTCGCCGTTCTTCAGTTCAACACGTTTGATGCTAGGAGCAACGATCTTAGAAAGTGGTCTTACAGTGACGGGAGGTTCATTTTTGAGATTTGTTTCTTCGTTCTCACACGCATACATATCTCCTTGACCAGTAGCCAGCCATAGAAGGGAAGCTCCTGTTTCAAGGGCACATTGAATTACCCATTCGGCAGGAAAGCTATCCCTTAAGTATCTGTTAGCCATAGTGCTTTTGGATACTTCCAGATGTTCGCAGAGCTGCTGTCGTGAGCTGAAGTTGTAAGCCTTAATAAGCCTGTTAATTGCATCGCGCCCACCACTATCATTTCCCGCTTTGATTAAGCTCATAATCAAACCTCTTGACGTATATAAAAAGTGATCTTAATATCCATTCATGGTTTGAAAAGCAAAACCAAACCACATAAAACAAGATAAAACGAAACCAAACTAAGAGATACTGCACTATGAGTACTGATATTTCAATTCGTGTACCAAAAGAGATGGCAACGCCTGCTGAGTTCGCTGAATGGGAAGGTATCTCCCGCGGCTCTGTGTATCAAAAAATTCACCATGGTCAGCTTGCTAAATACATGGTCAAGAAGGAAAAAAACAAAGGCCGCGTAAGCCTGCGTTATTTAATGTACAAAACCGATCAGGTCCGTGAATCCCTCGGTCATTCCAACTTCCGCGTCATTGTTGGTAAGTAAGTTCAATTATGAGAACTTTCTAAGGGGGTAGCATGTTTGATTATAAGATTTCCAAACACCCGCATTTTGATGAAGCCTGTAGAGCTTTTGCACTTCGTCACAATATGGCGAAGCTGGCAGAACGTGCAGGAATGAATGTCCAGACTCTGCGAAACAAACTCAACCCAGATCAACCGCATCAGCTCAATGCGCCAGAAATCTGGCTGCTTACCGATCTGACTGAAGATTCAACGCTGATAGATGGTTTTCTGGCACAGATTCACTGCCTGCCATGTGTACCGATTAATGAGGTAGCAAAAGAGAAACTGCCGCATTACGTCATGAGTGCAACCGCAGAGATCGGGCGTGTTGCTGCAGGTGCGGTATCTGGCGATGTAAAAACCAGTGCCGGTCGTCGTGATGCCATCAGCAGCATTAATTCTGTAACACGACTGATGGCGCTGGCGGCTGTTTCATTGCAGGCCCGTTTACAGGCTAACCCTGCGATGGCGAGTGCAGTTGATACTGTGACTGGTCTCGGTGCTTCATTCGGTTTGCTGTGAGGTGCTTATGCTGACGAAAGAACCATCATTTGCGTCGCTGCTGGTAAAACAAAGTCCGGCAATGCACTACGGTCACGGCTGGATCACGGGTGAGAATGGAAAACGCTGGCATCCATGTCATTCACAAGATGAATTGCTGTCTGAATTGACCACGAGGAAACGGAGAAAGTCCAAATGTATGCGGCAGAAAGTGAAGTGGTTTATCAGTTTCGTTACAGAGGGGAGAGTTATTCAGTACCTGAAGATGATTTGCTCTGTTGCTATCCGTCATTGTCGGGCGATGGCAGTTACTTTTTCACGTTAAAGGATGGGACGTTTTTACGGGGAGAGCAGGTTAAAGAGACGATACGAAAAAATGTATCTCCTCTTGAGCGTTACCGTAAGAACAAAGAACGATAGCTGCGTTTGGGGGATATGAAGTATGGCAATTAATGGCGCTGCAGCAACTGTTCCATTAAGCCCCGGTGAACGCCTGAATGGACTTAATCACATTGCGGAGTTAAGGGCGAAAGTTTTTGGCATGAATATTGAGTCAGAGCTTGAGCGGTTTATTAAAGATATGCGTGATCCACGGGATATCAATAATGAACAAAATAAACGGGCACTGGCTGCCATATTCTTTATGGCAAAAATTCCAGCTGAACGTCATAGCATCAGCATTAATGAGCTGACCACTGACGAAAAGCGGGAGCTGATTAAAGCAATGAATCATTTTCGTGCAGTGGTGAGCTTATTTCCCAGACGGCTAACCATGCCGAATTAACCAACTAATGAAATTAATGGCGTAAACCCGCCGGGCATCCCTTTATCTAAATTCAGGAGAATTGATTATGCGTAATATTGAAACCCTCACGACTAAAACCGGACCGGATGATGCAGGGCTTAATATTTTACTGACAGAGGCTCGTCTGGAAGAACGCCGGGCAAGGGCTGAAGCAATGGCAGCTCGCCTTGATAGCCTGGCGTGTCATATCACATCCCGCCAACTAAACCACGTCGAAGCGGCAGAACTGCTGCGTGTGACTGCTGAAGCAATCCAGAACGAAGCGCAGGAGATCCACTGATGGCTGATGCAATGGATCTCGTACAGCAGCGAGTTGAAGAAGAACGCCAACGTCATATCCGTGCTGCCCGTGCCAAAACGCCGGGCGTGTCCCGCGTGCTTTGCGTTGAGTGTGAAGCGCCAATTCCGCCAGCACGCCGCCGTGCCATTCCGGGGGTGCAGCTTTGCATTACCTGTCAGGAAATCGCAGAGCTGAAAGGCAAACATTACAACGGAGGTGCTGTATGAGCACCATCCTGAAATGGGCGGGAAATAAAACCGCCATTATGTCCGAACTGAAAAAACACCTTCCTGCTGGCCCGCGACTGGTTGAACCTTTCGCGGGTTCCTGTGCTGTGATGATGGAGACGGATTACCCCAGCTATCTGGTTGCGGATATTAATCCTGATTTAATCAACCTCTATAAAAAGGTTGCTGCTGATTGTGAATCGTTTATATCTCGCGCCAGAGTTTTATTTGAGATCGCAAACAGGGAGGTGGCTTATTACAACATAAGGCAGGAGTTTAATTACTCCACTGAAATTACTGATTTCATGAAAGCGGTATATTTCCTGTATCTCAATCGTCACGGTTACCGTGGTTTATGTCGCTATAACAAGAGCGGGCATTTCAACATTCCCTACGGTAATTATAAAAATCCGTATTTCCCTGAAAAAGAAATTCGCGCATTTGCAGAAAAGGCCCAGCGAGCAACGTTTATCTGCGCCAGCTTTGATGAAACGCTGGCGATGTTGAAGGCGGGGGATGTGGTGTATTGCGATCCGCCGTATGACGGTACGTTTTCCGGCTATCACACTGATGGTTTCACTGAAGATGACCAGTATCACCTGGCATCTGTTCTTGAACATCGGTCATCAGAAGGACATCCGGTCATTGTTTCTAACAGTGACACATCCCTGATCCGTTCGCTGTATCGCAATTTTACTCACCACTACATCAAGGCAAAACGCAGCATCGGTGTGGCAGCTGGCGAGGGTAAATCAGCAACAGAAATCATTGCTGTTTCCGGGCCGCGCTGCTGGGTGGGATTTGATTATTCGCGTGGCGTGGATAGTTCTGCCGTGTACGGAGTACGTGCATGAGCCATGCCGATATGAACAACTGCTGCGGCTTTAACGAGGCTGCCGCATCGTTCTCATGGAACAGCCCGAAAAAGGCCATTAACCCTTATCTGGACCCGGCGGAAGTTGCGCCGGTTTCTGCGCTTTCAAACCTGATCACTCTGTACGCTGCCGATAACGAGCAGGAACAGCTGCGCCGCGAGGCACTGAGTGATCAGGTCTGGGAGCGTTATTTCTTTAATGAATCCCGTGATCCTGTCCAGCGCGAAATGGAGCAGGATAAGCTCATTAGTCGGGCAAAGCTGGCGCATGAGCAGCAGCGTTTTAATCCAGATATGGTCATTCTGGCGGACGTCAATGCCCAGCCTTCCCATATCAGCAAGCCGCTGATGCAACGTATTGAATACTTCAGCAGCCTGGGCAGGCCAAAGGCTTATTCCCGCTATTTGCGTGAGACGATTAAGCCATGTCTGGAACGACTGGAGCATGTACGCGACAGTCAGCTATCCGCTTCTTTTCGCTTTATGGCAAGCCATGAAGGGCTGGATGGCCTGCTTATCCTGCCTGAAATGAGTCAGGATCAGGTGAAGCGCCTGTCTACCCTTGTCGCTGCGCATATGAGCATGTGCCTTGATGCAGCTTGTGGTGATTTGTATGCCACCGATGACGTTAAGCCAGAAGAAATCCGCAAGACATGGGAAAAGGTGGCAGCGGAAACCCTGCGTCTGGATGTTATCCCGCCTGCGTTTGAGCAACTCCGTCGGAAAAGAAACCGCCGTAAACCCGTGCCCTATGAACTCATTCCGGGTTCGCTGGCGCGTATGTTGTGCGCTGACTGGTGGTACCGGAAATTATGGAAGATGCGTTGCGAATGGCGGGAAGAGCAGTTGCGCGCTGTCTGCCTGGTCAGCAAAAAAGCATCTCCTTATGTCAGCTATGAAGCCGTGATGCATAAACGTGAGCAGCGCCGTAAGTCGCTGGAGTTTTTCCGTTCTCATGAACTGGTGAACGAAGACGGCGACACGCTGGACATGGAGGATGTGGTAAACGCCAGCAGCAGCAACCCTGCGCATCGCCGCAATGAGATGATGGCCTGTGTTAAAGGTCTGGAACTTATCGCGGAAATGCGCGGTGACTGCGCCGTTTTCTACACCATCACCTGTCCGTCACGTTTCCATTCCACGCTAAATAACGGCAGACCCAACCCGAACTGGACAAATGCGACGGTAAGACAAAGCAGTGATTATTTGGTCGGCATGTTTGCTGCATTTCGTAAGGCGATGCACAAAGCCGGATTGCGCTGGTATGGCGTGCGGGTGGCTGAGCCGCATCATGACGGTACAGTTCACTGGCACCTGTTGTGTTTTATGCGCAAAAAAGACCGCCGCGCCATCACTGCATTACTGCGTAAGTTTGCCATCCGTGAAGACCGCGAGGAGCTGGGCAATAACACGGGGCCGCGCTTTAAGTCTGAGTTGATTAACCCGCGCAAAGGAACGCCGACAAGCTACATCGCGAAATATATCAGTAAGAACATTGACGGGCGTGGTCTGGCTGGCGAGATCAGCAAGGAAACGGGTAAATCCCTGCGTGATAACGCTGAATACGTGAATGCCTGGGCGTCTCTGCATCGTGTTCAGCAATTCCGCTTCTTTGGCATTCCGGGGCGTCAGGCTTACCGTGAACTGCGATTGCTGGCTGGTCAGGCGGCAAGGCAACAGGGTGACAAAAAAGCAGGTGCGCCGGTACTGGATAACCCGCGCCTTGATGCAATCCTGGCTGCTGCTGATGCTGGTTGTTTTGCCACCTACATCATGAAGCAGGGCGGCGTACTGGTTCCCCGTAAATATCACCTTATCAGAACTGCTTATGAAATCAACGAAGAGCCGACCGCCTATGGCGATCACGGCATTCGTATTTATGGCATCTGGTCACCTATTGCAGAGGGCAAGATCTGCACTCATGCCGTGAAGTGGAAAATGGTTCGTAAGGCCGTTGACGTTCAGGAGGCGGCAGCCGACCAGGGCGCTTGCGCCCCTTGGACTCGTGGCAATAACTGTCCCCTTGCTGAAAATTTGAACCAACAGGAGAAAGATAAATCAGCTGATGGGGACCCCAGAACGGACATTACCAGCATGGATGACAAGGAGTTGCACGATTACCTGCACAGTATGAGCAAAAAAGAGCGCCGGGAACTGGCAGCAAGGTTACGCCTGGTGAAACCGAAACGGCGTAAAGACTACAAACAGCGAATTACAGACCATCAGCGACTGCAGCTCGTGTATGAGCTGAAGTCCAGAGGATTTGATGGCAGCGAGAAAGAGGTCGATTTACTCCTTCGCGGAGGCAGTATTCCGTCAGGAGCAGGCCTGCGTATCTTCTATCGGAACCAGCGTTTGCAGGAAGATGATCAGTGGCGGAACCTGTATTAATTACGCGGGTTAACAATTCGTGCTCTTAATAATACCAGGCTGATGAACGTAAAAAATCGTTTTACATCAGTAAGATTATTATATACTGTAAATATAAACAGTGGTTATGCATACAGCATTGCGTGTGGTGTCATAGGAGGAAAGATGCAGGACTATTTTTTGGAGTCTTTGAAGCTCCAGCGCATTGATTTTTTTCTTAAGCTTGTAGCGGCTAGTGAGTGTAGTGATGAAGAGAAGGGGCTGGCTCTGCAGTGGGTTTCTGAATTGACTGATGAACTCATGGCAAAAATCAGAACCCACGAATACAACCGCTCAATGGATGTCATCAGCTGAGGTGACTTTTATGCGCATTGAAATAATGATCGATAAAGAGCAGAAGATTAGCCAGTCTACCCTGGACGCCCTTGAATCCGAGCTTTACCGCAATCTGCGCCCCCTGTATCCCAAAACGGTAATTCGCATTCGCAAAGGTAGCTCTAACGGTGTGGAACTAACCGGACTGCAACTGGACGAAGAAAGAAAACAAGTGATGAAAATTATGCAGAAGGTGTGGGAAGACGACAGCTGGCTGCATTAAGAAACGTTGCTGGCGTCTGAACTTGCTTCTGGCGTCAGCAAGGTTGAACAACGAGCCCTTGCGAGGCGTTAGCTCTGTAGTGCATGTCTATGCCGCATGAGATCGCATGATCGTTTGAGGATCGTTTTTGCTAAGGCCCGCCAGAACTGGCGGGCTTTTGCGTAGATCATGCAGGTGCATGAAAACCACTACATAAAGCGGGCAGGCGTGGCGGGGATACGAGCGCGCGTATTTGGTCGTTACTTAGCTTTTTTTTATCAATAGATTAAGCTAACTTAAGTCTTTTTAGGAAAAAATATTTTTTCGTGATGAGGTAGAAAGATGTCTTTTCTTGATATAAAAAAAATGAGTAAAGAGAGGTTTAATGCTTTTGTTGATTGGACCAGAATGCCAAATACTGAACTTTTAGGCTATGAGTTTGAGTGGTACTGTAGTCCGAGAGAGTTCCTGCTAGGGGCACTATTATTGGATCAAATCGATGAAGATTATAGCGGTATTGTTTTAGCAAGAGACTTAAGTGGGAGATATAGATGTATTGACCTATTTACTAGTGTTTCAGAAATGAATTCTGCACGAGCAAAACTAAAGAAATTAATGCGGAAGCATACTAAATTAAACGTAAAAGTATTTCCACAAGGTGATGAAACTTATAAAGCAATGGATTTATTCACACCTATAGTTACACCAGATAAACTTCATCATCATTTTTCATTATTTGGTAAATACGCGAACTGGTCGCCTGCAACAGGGATAATCAAGGAAATGATGAATCATTTTGAGGATGTCGACGGGAATTTTATAGAGCAGTTTCAGACAACAGGTTTTGATGCCCGGCTATGGGAGTTATATCTTTTCGCATATTTACGAGAGGAACACTTTTGGCTAGATAGGCAGTTTAATGCCCCTGATTATGTGGCACGTAAGTATGGTAATACTATTTGCATTGAAGCTGTAACGGTTAATCCAACAGGGAATGATATTAATCAATCATCTGAAATGCTATCAGAACCTAAAAGTAAGGAAGAATTGCTAGAGAAAATAGAGAATTATATGCCGATTAAATTTGGAAGTTCTCTCTATTCTAAACTGAAAAAGAAAACTCGATACTGGGATCTAGAACATGTTAAGGGGAATCCTTTAATTTTCGCAATTGCTGATTTTCATGAACCAAACTCTATGATTTGGTCCCATAGTGCACTTTGGCAGTATCTTTATGGTATTCGCTATGAGCATGTTAAATCTGAAGATGGATGTTACAGTTTAGCAACTAAGAAAATTATATCGCATCAATTTGAGAAAAAGGAAATTCCTTCAGGCTTTTTCTTCTTGGATGAGTCTGAAAATATTTCGGCCGTCCTTAGTTCTAATAGTGGTACTATATCGAAGTTTAATCGGATGGGAAAACTGGCTGGTTTTGGAAGAAGTGACCTTAGATTATTTAGGAGTGGTTACTGCCATGATCATGACCCAGAGGCATTATATCCAGCAGCATTTAGTTTTGAAGTGAAAGAAGGCGATATTACAGAAACATGGGCAGAAGGTTTAAATATGTATCATAATCCTAATGCTAAATATCCTGTAGATCCTGATTTATTTCCTTCAATAGCACATCATTTTCTTGAAAATGGAGAGGTTAAAAGTATAGTTCCTGACTTTCATCCGTATACATCTATTACCATAAATGTCTTAACTCAAAATAATAAAAAACAAAAAATCAGAGTAGATGAGTAATTAATTAGGTTTATTCTTGTTAACCACCTCATAGAGGTGGTTATTAATTAGTCTAGGGATAGTTGATATTCTTTGAATGTAATAATATTATTTTTTAGCCATAAATTTAATTCTTCGAAACGTTTTTGCAAAGGTATTAATTCATTACGAACAAATACCCGACTTGCCTTCTCCACATCCCCAAACCCCCCAACATTATTCGGCAAAATTCCCATCATCTGAGGCGGTACGCGGTGTGCAGCCATCATGTCGTCCCGGCTCACGTTCTTGATGTTCAGAAATTCATCTTTCGCTGCGACTTCTGACAACGGGATGATCTGAAGCCCGTCCTTTTTGCCGTTAGGCGAGTACATAAACAGGTTGCGGAAGTTGCCAGGGCCTTTGGCGCTTTTCATCGCGTTGCGGAGGTTGTTCACATCTTCCTGGTTCTGCGCGGCGTCGGTCATATACATGATGAAGCCTGCATGACTGCCGTTAATGTAATACTTGCGGCGGAACAGCGTGGCAGACTCGTTGAGCAGGGCGGATGGAATAGCAGAAAGATAACCGGGCAGGCCGTAGATCTCCTGGTTGATGTCCGGTTCCATCAGATGAAAGATGCTGCCTTTCGTGAACTGATATGGCTGCGTGGTCATACCGTATTGCACAAACCAGTAGGTATCCAGGTCTAACCCGCGTCGGGTGTATTTTGCCAAGGCAGGTTCAAGGGCGATAACTTCACCGAAGCGGTTCGTGCGTTTCTCCAGGTAGGCGTTACCAAATACCAGATAGTCCTGCACAAAACGCGAAAAAGCCTGCTGGCTGAGCAGCGGGTGAGGGATGTAGGTGCTGGTCAGAATGTTGCACTTTACTGCAATCGGGGAACTATGATGAACGGCAGCGCGGAAGGTGCGCGCCAGTCCGTCAAAGCTGACGGGCGGCTCATACCAGCGGTCCATCTGTACGCATTCCACATAATCCAGCAGTTCTCGGCGGTCCAGAACAGGAACGGGATCGCCGAAGCTGAATGCTTCGGCTGTAGTTTGACTTTTAAGCTGGATCTGTTTCGTCGCCGCAGCGCGGTTCTTCTTACTCTTTCCCATCAAAAAATCTCCACAATATTGCTGGTATTGGCGGATTCGCCCTGCAGCGGTTCGTTAAACAGTGCGTGCATCGTTGCCCAGGCCAGATCGGCGTGGCTGGCTTCTTCGCTGCGGCTGGCTTCATAGGTCGGGCGGTTGCCACTGGCGGTGGTGGCGCGACGGATTGCCATAAAGGACTGCGCTATGTCGGTGTGTCCGGCGTCAAACTCCAGACGGCGGTGGCTGATAATGTCGTAGGCCTTGAGTACCAGGGCGTTTTTAACGTTGGGGTTGTAGACAAACTCCCGGACGGCAGGAAAAAACGCTTTCACGTTCTCGTAAACCCCGTGACCAACGCCGGTTGAGTCGATACCGATATAGGTCACGTTGTACTGTTCGGTCAGTTTTTTGATGGCGTCAGCCTGGGCGCGGAAGTCCATTCCGCGCCACTGGTGACGCTCAAGAATGCGGAACTTACCGCCCGGCACGGCTGGCGGCGCCACCACCACGCATCCGGCGCTGTCGCCGTTCTGCGTACCTTTCGCCGGGTCATATCCGATCCACACTTCGCGCCAGCCAAACGGGCGCAGGGCCAGTGCATGAAAGTCGGTCCAGACTTCCCAACTGTCCACCATGCACGCCTGCAGCTCGCTGAGTGGGAACACAGACGCGAGATCGTCCACGAACTCACACATCAGCAGGTTCTGGTATTCGTCCGGGCTGTACTCCATGCGCAACTGGTCGAGGTCGAACAGGTTACAGCCGCCGCGCACCGCATCTTCCACAGTGACTATCTGGCGGTACTGCCCGTCTGCGCACAGCAGGCCGGGGGCCAGATTGCTGTGGGACAGGTCGATGTCCACCTTATCGGCTTTGTTGCGCCCTCGGTTGAACAGCGCACCGGACCAGAACGGATAAGCACTGTGTGTCAGGCTGGATGGCGTGGAAAAATAGGTTTGTCGCCATTTTTTGTGAATAGCCATACCGGAAGCCACTTTGCGCAGCTCCTGGAATTTCGGTATCCAGAAATATTCATCCAGATACAGGTTGCCGTGGTAACTCTGGGCCGTGCGGGCATTGGTGCCGAGGAAGTACAGCGTGGCCCCGTTAGGAAGCACCATCGGATCGCCTTTCAGCTCCACCTCCACTTCTTTGGCGAAGTCGATGATGTACTGCTTAAAGACGTGGGCCTGAGCCTTGCTGGCGGAAAGGAAAATCTGGTTACGCCCGGTTAGCAGGGCGTCAATCAGGGCTTCACGGGCAAAATAGAAGGTCGCGCCGATCTGGCGTGACTTCAGCAGGTTGCGGATGCGGTTGGTTTTTCCGGCTTCCCACCAGTGGCGCTGGTAGTTGAACATGGAGGAATGGAAGATTTCTTCCAACTTCTCAATCTGTTCATCGGTGAAAACGTTCTTTTCCGGCTGACGGCGCGGGCCTTTGTTGCGGTTGGCGACGTTAGGGTTTAAGTCGGCTTCGTTGCCGCCATTGTTAAACTTGCCGATCCGCGCATGGCGCTCCGACTGGCGCGCCAGCAGGTCAATCTCTTTGAAATCTTTCCCTTCTTTGTGCTCCTTCATAATGAGCTGGCAGTAGCGTGCGGCGGTGGTGAGCTGCATCTGATCCAGCGGCCCATAGTCACCCCACTTGTCGCGTTTTTTCCAGCTGTGAACGGTTGCAACTTTCTCGCCCAGCATTTCAGCAATGCGGGCTACGCGGTATCCCTGAAAGTACAGCAGCATGGCCTGCCGACGGGGATCGAGATCTGCGGGTGTCAGTGTGGTGTTCATGGCACAAACCTACAGCCTTGAATGAAGGCTTTCCCCGCCTGCGGTTTGTGTGGTTGTCGGTACAAATACCGCGCATTGTTTCACTGCCCCCATCACCGCAACCATAAGGCTCCAGTAAGTTTTTTCTAACGGAGCACGGCTCATGACAGTGAAAGCAAAGCGTTTTCGCATCGGGGTGGAAGGTGCCACCACCGACGGACGCGAAATCCAGCGTGAATGGCTGGAACAGATGGCAGCCAGCTACAACCCGGCGGTGTATACCGCGCTGATTAACCTTGAGCACATCAAGTCTTATCTGCCGGACAGCACCTTTAACCGCTACGGCAAGGTGACGGCGCTGTTTGCTGAAGAAATCACGGAAGGTCCGCTGGCAGGCAAGATGGCGCTGTATGCCGACGTTGAGCCAACGGAGTCCCTGGTGGAACTGGTGAAAAAAGGCCAGAAATTATTCACCTCTATGGAAGTCAGCCCGAAGTTCGCTGATACGGGCAAAGCCTATCTGGTCGGCCTGGCTGCCACTGATGACCCTGCCAGTCTGGGTACGGAAATGCTGACATTCAGCGCCAGTGCAGCCCATAACCCGCTGGCAAACCGCAAGCAGAATCCTGCCAATCTCTTTACCGCTGCAGAGGAAACGGTGATCGAACTGGAAGAAATCCAGGACGACAAACCGTCCCTGTTTGCCCGCGTCACGGCGCTGTTTACCAAAAAAGAGCAGTCCGATGACGCCCGGTTCTCTGATGTGCATAAGGCCGTGGAGCTGGTCGCCACTGAGCAGCAGAACCTGAGCGCACGCACCGAAAAATCCCTGTCTGAGCAGGAAGAACGCCTGTCTGAGCTGGAGACTGCCCTGCAGGCACAGCAAACCGCCTTTAACGAACTGGTGGACAAGCTGAGTCATGAAGACAGTCGCCAGGACTACCGCCAGCGTGCAACAGGCGGTAACGCCCCCGCTGACACTCTGACCAATTGCTGATGGAGCACAAAACCCGATGAAGAAGAATACCCGCTTTGCTTTTAACGCTTACCTGCAGCAGCTGGCGCGTCTGAACGGTGTGGCAGTTGAAGAACTGTCCAGCAAGTTCACCGTGGAGCCGTCTGTGCAGCAGACGCTGGAAGACCAGATCCAGCAGTCCGCCGCTTTCCTGACGCTGATTAACGTCACGCCAGTGACTGAGCAGTCCGGTCAGCTGCTGGGGCTGGGAGTTGGCAGCACCATTGCCGGAACCACTGACACCACCGCGAAAGAGCGTGAACCTGTCGATCCGACGCTGATGGTCGATGTGGAATATAAATGCGAGCAGACCAACTTTGACACGGTGCTGACCTACGCGAAGCTGGACCTGTGGGCGAAGTTTCAGGATTTCCAGGTGCGCATCCGTGACGCCATCGTGAAACGTCAGGCTCTGGACCGCATCATGATCGGCTTTAACGGCGTGAAGCGTGCGAAAACCTCCAACCGTAGCGAAAACCCGCTGCTGCAGGATGTGAACAAAGGCTGGCTGCAGAAAATCCGTGAAGATGCACCGGATCACGTCATGGGCAGCACCACCACGGGCGGTGAAACCACACCGGGTGCGGTGAAAGTCGGGAAAGGTGGCGAATATGCCAACCTGGACGCCGTGGTGATGGATGCCGTCAATGAGCTTATCGATGTGGTCTACCAGGACGATGACGATCTGGTGGTGATTTGCGGTCGTGAACTGCTGTCTGACAAGTATTTCCCGCTGGTCAACAAAGAGCAGGAAAACAGTGAAAAACTGGCTGCCGATATGATCATCAGTCAGAAACGCATGGGTGGCCTGCAGGCCGTGCGTGCGCCGTTCTTCCCGCCGAATGCACTGCTGATCACCCGTCTGGATAACCTGTCCATCTACTGGCAGGAAGACACCCGCCGCCGCTCAGTTATCGACAACCCGAAACGTGACCGGATTGAAAACTTTGAATCCGTTAACGAAGCCTATGTGGTTGAGGACTACCGCTGCGCCGCACTGGTGGAAAACATCCAGATTGGCGACTTCAGCGCCGCAGCAGCAGAAACCGGAGCGTAATTCATGAGCCTGAGTCCCGCACGGCAGCATCGCCTGCGCGTTCAGGCTGAACAGGCCGCCCGCGAGGGCGGCAGCGTTCGCCACGCGTCGGGCTATGACCTGATGCTGCTGCAACTGGCGGAAGACCGCCGCCGTCTCAAGGGCGTTCAGTCCACGGTCAAAAAAGCGGAAATCAAGGTGGAGCTGCTGCCGAAGTACGCCGCCTGGGCGGAGGGTGTCCTGGCTGCCGGAGGCGCTCAACAGGATGACGTGCTGATGTACGTGATGCTGTGGCGCATTGATGCCGGAGATTATGCCGGGGCGCTGGAGATCGGGCGTCACGCCCTGCGTCATGGCTGGGTGATGCCGTTAGGTAACCGCAACGTGCAGACCGTGCTGGCAGAGGAAATGGCAGATGCAGCCCAGAGCGCAATGCTTGCCGCCACCGGCTTTGATGCCGATCTGTTGCTGCAGACCCTGGAGCTGACAGACGGTATGGATATGCCGGACCAGTCACGGGCGCGTCTGCATAAAGCGATTGGCGCTGTCCTGAGTGAAAGAAATCCGGCGTCTGCCCTTAATCATCTCAACCATGCGTTACAGCTCGATCCCCGCTGTGGCGTGAAAAAAGACAAACAGCAGCTGGAGCGCAGACTGCGCAATGACAGCCGCTGACAGAACGTGCCCCCGCGCACGGGCGGCACGGGGTGGCGAAAGGCACTGCCACATCAAAACCCCGTCCACCGCCCTCTATTTCAGGAGAAAGCAGCATGAAGTTTGTTGCGCCAGAACAGGCACCGGAACAGGCGGAAATCATCAGGAATACGCCGTTCTGGCCTGATGTGGACCTGTCGGAGTTTCGCAGTGTGATGCGCACTGACGGCACGGTGACGCAGCCGCGTTTAAAACAGGTTGCCCTGTCGGCAATTTCGGAGGTCAACGCAGAGCTGTATGAGTTTCGCAGACGCCAGCAGATGCTGGGGTATGCCTCGCTGGCAGAAGTCCCGGCGGAACAACTGGACGGCAAAAGCGAGCGCATTCAGCACTATTTCAACGCGGTTTACTGCTGGGCACGCGCCATGCTCAACGAACGTTACCAGGACTATGACGCCACGGCATCCGGTGCGAAGCGAGGCGAGGAACTGGCGGAAGCAAGCGGTGATTTATGGCGTGACGCCCGCTGGGCCATCAGCCGGGTGCAGGATGCGCCGCACTGCACAGTGGAGCTTATCTGATGAAAGTGCGTGCGCATCAGTATGACACGGTGGACGCACTTTGCTGGCGTCATTACGGGCGCACGCAGGGTGTCACGGAGCAGGTACTGAAGGCAAATCCGGGGCTTGCCGAATACGGCCCCTTTTTACCTCACGGGCTGCAGGTGGAGCTGCCGGACATTCCGACAACCACCACCGTGCAGACCGTCCAGCTATGGGACTGAATTATGACGCTTGAGCGAATCAGCGCCTTTATCACGTATTGCATCGCCGTCGTGCTGGCCTGGCTGGGCGATTTGTCCATCAAGGATGCCTCAACGCTGGGCGGCCTGATGATCGGTGTGCTGATGCTGGCTATCAACTGGTACTACAAACACAAAGCCTACCAGCTTCTGCGCGACGGGCAGATCTCGCGGGAGGACTATGAATCCATCAATCGTTAAACGCTGCCTTGTCGGGGCCGTGCTGGCTATTGCTGCCACGCTGCCGGGGTTTCAGCAGCTTCACACCTCCGAGGAGGGACTGAAACTGATCGCCGATTATGAAGGCTGTCGTCTGCAGCCGTATCAGTGCAGCGCGGGTGTCTGGACCGACGGCATTGGTAATACGTCGGGCGTCATTCCCGGCAAAATTATTACGGAACGACAGGCAGCTGAAGGGCTGATCTCCAACGTGCTACGAGTGGAGCGGGCGCTGGAAAGGTGTGTGAAGCAACAGCCGCCGCAGAAGGTGTATGACGCTACGGTGTCGTTTGCCTTCAACGTGGGGACGGGCAATGCCTGTAGTTCCACGCTGGTGAAATTGCTCAATCAGCGGCGCTGGGCGGATGCATGCCGACAGTTGCCGCGCTGGGTTTATGTGAAAGGTGTTTTTAATCAGGGGCTGGATAACCGCCGTGCGCGGGAGATGGCCTGGTGTTTACAGGGAGCAAACTGAAATGAAAAAGAAATTAATCAGCGGACTGTTTCTGATGTTATGGATGGCGCTGTTAATCGCAGCAATGGTGTATCCGCAGGGGATTTTTCCGGTACTGGCAGCGTCCGGCGTTTGGGTAGCCTGTTTGCTGACATGGGCGGTAATTCCGGTAGCACTGGCTGCGTTAATTAAGAATGGCCCGCTCTGGCAGGAGTTAAGGGCATCTTTGCTGAAGACAATTACCCGAAAAGAAAACGTATTTACCAGTTGGGTGATGCGATTGCTGATTGTTGTAAGTCTCGCCTGGACGGGGTGGGCTATTACCCTGGTCTTTTATCTACTGACCGTTATTGCCTTCTGGATCACCCGTAATCAGATGGCGCAACAGGTAGCAGCATGAACCGGTTGCTGCTGGTTGTGCTGACGTTATTACTGGCGGCGCTGGGCTGGCAGACGTGGCGGCTGGCTGATGCCAGCCAGACCATCAGCACGCAGGCAGACGAGCTGCAGAGCAAAAGCCAGGCACTGGCAAAGAGCAATAGCCAGCTTATCAGCCTGTCCATTCTGACTGAAACCAATAACCGGGAGCAGGCGCGGCTCTATGCCGAAGCAGAACAGACCAGCACGCTGCTGAGACAACGACAACACCGGATCGAGGAACTGAAACGTGAGAACGAGGATTTACGCCGCTGGGCTGATACTCCTTTGCCTGCTGACATTATCCGGCTGCGGAAACGTCCGGCACTCACCGGAGGTATGGCTTACCGTCAGTGGTTGTCCGCGAGTGACGCCGTGTCGGCTGGATCAGGCAACGCCGCGCACTAACGGTGATCTGAACGCGTTGCTGGATGAAACGGAGGCCGCCTGGGCGGTCTGTGCAGACAAAGTGGACATGATTATTGCGTGTCAGGAGCGAAACAGTGAACAAACCACAATCCCTGCGCCACGCCCTCAATAAAGCGGTGCCTTATGTCCGCAATAACCCGGACAAACTGCATCTGTTTGTGGATAACGGTTCGCTGGTTGCCACGGGGGCCAGCTCCATGTCGTGGGAGTACCGTTACACACTGAACGCGGTGATTGAGGATTTCAGCGGCGACCAGAATCTGCTGATGGCCCCGGTTTTGCTGTGGCTGAGGGATAACCAGCCCGATGCCATCAATAACCCGGCGTTACGGGAAAAGCTATTCACCTTTGAGGTGGATATTCTGCGCAACGATGTCTGTGATATCAGCCTGAACCTGCAACTGACGGAACGTGTGCTGGTCAGCACTGACGGCAGTGTGTCGAGCGTTGAAGCTATAGCGGAACCTGATGCACCTGAAGAAATGTGGACGGTGAAACGTGGCTGAACTGCAGAAGGTGGACGACTGGCTGAGTGCCTTGCTGGCGAATCTGGAACCAGCCTCGAGAAGCTGCATGATGCGCCAGCTGGCGCAGGAACTTCGCCGGACACAGCAGCAGAATATCAGGATGCAGCGCAACCCTGACGGCAGCAGCTATGAACCGCGACGGGTAACAGCACGCAGTAAAAAAGGCCGTATCAAACGTCAGATGTTTGCAAAGCTGCGCACCACAAAATACCTGAAAACTGCCGCCAGCACCGACTCTGCCAGCGTGCAGTTTGAAGGCAAGGTGCAGCGCATTGCCCGCGTTCACCATTACGGCCTGCGAGATCGCGTCAGTCGTAAGGGACCGGAGGTGCGTTACGCAGAGCGTCGCCTTCTGGGTGTAAATGATGATGTTGAGGCAATGACCCGCGACATGATTCTGCAATGGCTGGCGGGGTGATCTTTGTATCAGCACTGATACAAGTTGCAGCACTGCCGCCTTTCTTCCCCTGATGGCAACCTTTCCCTATGAACGCACAATTAACCGAAATCATGCGCCTTATCACCAACCTGATCCGCACAGGGGTAGTCACCGAAGTGGACAGGGAAAACTGGCTTTGCCGGGTGAAAACGGGCGAGCTTGAAACCAACTGGATCAGCTGGCTGACGCTGCGTGCCGGGAATGCCCGTACATGGTGGCGACCATCGGAAGGTGAGCAGGTGGTGCTGCTGAGTCTGGGCGGCAATCTGGAAACCGCCTTTGCGCTGCCCGCTGTCTATTCGAATCAGTTCGCACCACCGTCGACGTCGGCGGACGCCTGCGTGACAGAACATCCTGACGGTGGCTGGTTTGAATACGAACCCGCCACCGGGCGCTGGTATGTCAGGGGCATCAAATCAATGGTCATTGAGGCTGCTGACAACATCACCATGAAAACCAGTGAGTTTGTACTGGAGGCTGACCGCACGCGCATTAACAGCGAAGTGGTGATCAATGGTGGCGTTACCCAGGGCGGCGGAGCGATGAGTTCTAACGGGATCGTGGTTGATGCGCATCAGCATACTGGCGTCCTGAAAGGCGGCGATACAACCGGAGGCCCGGTATGACGCTTTATAGCGGGATGAACAATACCAGCGGCAAAGTCATTACTGATATTGATCATCTGCGCCAGTCGGTGCGGGACATTCTGCTGACACCGCAGGGTAGCCGTATTGCCCGCCGGGAATATGGTTCCCTGCTGTCGGCACTGATAGATCAGCCACAAAATCCGGCATTACGCCTGCAGGTCATGTCGGCAGTGTATGTGGCGCTGAGTCGCTGGGAGCCACGGTTGACGCTGGATTCCATCACCATCAACAGCAATTTTGACGGTTCAATGGTGGTGGAGCTGACCGGGCGGCGGAATAACGGTGTGCCTGTGTCCCTTTCCGTATCAACAGGAGCAGAGAATGGCAGTGATTGACCTTTCGCAGTTGCCTGCACCGCAGATTGTGGATGTGCCGGACTTTGAGACGCTGCTTGCCGAACGCAAGGCAGAATTTGTGGCGCTTCATCCGAAAGATGAGCAGGAAGCAGTGATCCGCACGCTGGAACTGGAATCTGAACCCGCCACTAAATTGTTGCAGGAGAACGCTTACCGTGAGTTGCTTCTGCGCCAGCGCATTAACGAAGCCGCGCAGGCGGTGATGGTGGCTTACGCGATGGGCGGCGATCTTGACCAGCTCGCTGCCAACTACAACGTGACACGCCTGACGGTGACGCCTGCTGATAATGATGCTGTGCCGCCCGTTGCAGCTGTGATGGAAAGCGATGAAGCGTTGCGCCTGCGTGTGCCTGCAGCCTTTGAAGGGCTTTCTGTTGCGGGGCCAACTGCAGCTTATGAATTTCATGCCCGAAGCGCCGACGGTCGGGTGGCGGATGCCAGTGCAACCAGCCCGGCACCTGCAGAGGTGGTGCTGACTGTCCTTAGCCGCGAAGGCGATGGAACTGCAGAAAAAGACCTGCTGGACGTGGTGGAAAAAGCTCTGAACAGTGAGAACGTCCGCCCGGTGGCTGACCGTCTTACGGTTCGCAGCGCAGAAATCATCCCGTATCGCGTGGATGCCACCATTTTTCTCTATCCTGGACCGGAAGCAGAGCCGGTAATGGCAGCGGCAAAAGCCAGCCTGCAGAAGTACATCGCCAGTCAGACGCGTCTTGGTCGGGATATTCGCCGTAGCGCCATCTTTGCCGCCCTGCATGTTGAGGGGGTGCAGCGTGTGGAGCTGGCTTCTCCTCTGGCGGATGTGGTCCTGAACAAAACACAGGCGGCATCATGTACGCAGTGGAGCGTAACCAACGGAGGAACGGATGAATAGTCTGCTGCCACCGGGTTCAACACCACTGGAGCGCCGACTGGCGCAAACCTGCAGCGGGATTTCTGATCTGCAGGTGCCGCTTCGTGACTTGTGGAATCCGGCAACCTGTCCGGTCAGTTTCCTGCCTTATCTCGCCTGGGCGTTCTCTGTGGATCGCTGGGACGAGGGCTGGACAGAAAGCGTCAAGCGCCAGGTGGTGAAGGATGCTTTTTATATTCATCAGCATAAAGGGACCACCAGTGCCGTGCGGCGGGTGGTGGAGCCGTTCGGATTCCTGATCCGCATTATTGAGTGGTGGCAGACCGGAGAAACACCGGGCACGTTTCGCCTGGATATCGGCGTGCAGGACCAGGGCATCACTGAAGATACCTATCTGGAACTTGAGCGACTGATAAGCGATGCCAAACCATGTAGCCGCCACATGATCGGCATGTCCATCAATCTGCAGACCAGCGGCCCGCATTGGGTGGGAGCCGCCAGCTATCTTGGCGAAGAAATCACGATCTATCCGTATATCAACGAAACGATTATTTCCGGTGGCACCGCGCATGAAGGCGGGGCGGTCCATGTTATTGACACAATGAGAGTGAATCCATGAGCACAAAATTTTATACCCTGCTGACGGATATTGGCGCGGCGAAACTTGCCAGCGCCGCCGCGCTCGGTGTGCCGCTAAAAATTACCCATATGGCGGTGGGCGATGGCAGTGGAGTATTGCCAACGCCGGACGCAAAGCAGACGGCACTGGTAAATGAGAAACGCCGGGCTGCGCTGAATATGCTTTATATCGACCCGCAGAACAGCAGCCAGATTATTGCCGAACAGGTGATCCCTGAAAACGAGGGCGGTTGGTGGATACGTGAAGTGGGCTTGTTTGATGAGTCCGGGGCATTGATTGCCGTGGGCAACTGCCCGGAAAGCTATAAGCCGCAACTGGCTGAAGGTAGCGGGCGCACTCAGACCGTGCGCATGGTGCTGATTACCAGCAGCACGGACAATATCACCCTGAAAATCGACCCTGCTGTAGTGCTGGCAACCCGCAAGTATGTGGATGACAAGGCACTGGAGCTGAAGGTGTACGCGGATGATCAGATGGCAAAACATCTTGCCGCACCGGACCCGCATTCACAGTACGCGCCAAAAGCCAGCCCGACATTTACCGGAACCCCCAAAGCGCCAACGCCAGCGGCGGGGAATAATACCACGCAGGTTGCGACCACTGCGTTTGTACAGGCGGCACTGACGGCCCTTATTAATGGTGCGCCAGCCACGCTGGACACGCTGAAAGAAATAGCCGCAGCCATTAACAATGATCCGAATTTCAGTACCACCATTAACAATGCGCTGGCACTAAAAGCACCGTTGTCGAGTCCGGCACTCACCGGAACGCCAACAGCCCCCACGGCGGCGCAGTCGGTCAACAATACACAGATTGCCACTACGGCTTTTGTGAAATCGGCGATTGCAGGAATGGTGGGTTCTGCACCTGCTGCACTGGATACACTGAACGAACTGGCGGCGGCACTGGGGAATGATCCGAACTTTGCCACGACAATGCTTAATGCGCTGGCAGGTAAACAACCGCTGGACAATACGCTTACCAATTTGAGTGGAAAGGATGTAGCTGGTCTTCTCACATACCTTGGTTTAGGAGAAG